GATGCCGAGGTGAAGACCGCCCTGGGGGGTCCCAGCCGGTCACCGGGCAACTGGTACTCGTATCGGTACTCTGTTGTCGGAGTGGTCACCAACCGACTGAGCTTGACCTTCTTGAAGCTGAATGACCAGGGATAGACCAGCAGGGCCTGGTTCTTAAGGTCTGGGTAGAGTCGGTCAGAGATGTTGGCTGCGTCCGTTCCCTCGTTAAAGCTGGAGATTGCATTTGCGCCCAGCATGAGCAGGGCATCGGAACAGATAGAAAGTGATGAGTCTCCTGCTGCCATTTAATCCTCCAGGCCCGGTGGTGGACCAAAAATCTGTCTTGTGTAGCCAGACATTGAATAGATGCCCTCTGTCCTTCCCTGCTTTTTGTGGTGCCTGACCATCTCTTGCCAGCCGAGGATATTGTTCTCGGTTGCAAATAAATGGTCTCCACCTGGACTGCCGGGGTACTTTTCTGAATATACCCGCTCGGATGTACTCAGAGGAATACCCACCATAATCACTTCATCAAACCCCATTGCCTTGGCCCATAAGGCACCAACCATGCCGCTAGACCCCTTCATTCCAGCCAGCTCTTCCCACCAGTAATCCACATCACCCATGATGCCAGCCCTGGCGTGTATGTAGATAGGACTGCCTGCTACCTTGCGCAATACCTCAGAGTAATTGTTGTGCTGGGTCCAGATATGCTCAATCCCGTCAATCATCCCAGGCACTTCATTTACCCCTAGAACCACCGCCCCCGGCCTTAACTGCCTCGCTTTCTCTAGGTCTACAAAGACAGAAGGGGCACTACCACAGATAATGGCAGGCCCCTCATGTCGTACCTCATACCTTTGCGGCATCACAATCGGGGGCCGAAACCCCCGGTTGATTAGTCGCTATCGGTGTCGGCCAGCGTTGTGCCGTTGTCCACATCGACCACTCCAGCAGAGTTGGAGCGAACCACAGTCAAGGTGGCCACAGCGGTTGAGCCAGTCGAAGTCACACAATAAATCAGGTCACCAACCTCCAGGGTGTTAGCCAGGTCGTTAAAGTAACCCTCTGTGTTGACAGTCGCAATGGTGTCGGCAGTCTTGTAAGCGTAGACCGAAGGAGCTTGGCCACGCTTACTGACACCGACAGCGGTAAAACCAGCAGAAGAAAAAGCCATGTCAAATCTCCTTAAGCGTCGGTGGTTTGAACTTCAACGATACCCTCGGCATCGATGGCAATCGCACCGGCAGAGAACACTGCATTGACCAAGAAGGAGGTCTTCTCGGGTATGTAATGAATTTCTGTTCGGGGAGCGATACCCTCGGCATATCCGATTGCATCACGATGGAAGGCCCAGAGCTTGCGCTCAGAGTTGGCGATGGGCAGGCCGCCCTCGGCACGATCACCAATGGTGTGGAAGGTGAATCCGAGGAAAGTGTTCAACTCACCCGACACCAAGGCACGCACAGTGTTGAAATCTGCCGAAGTCACCGAAGTCTCACCGAGAATCGAAGCCAGGCTGTTGGCGTGGATAATGATGTGGCGGTTGTCCATCGGGACATTGTTCTTGTCCAGAAGCTTCTTGGCTGCACGCAGCTTGGCCACATTGAGGCCAGTATCCGTGCCACCCTCGTTCTCATCGACCACATTGCCGGTCGAGGAAGCGGCCAGGGCATCAAGGATGATCTGGTCTTGGCGACGGCCAATAGCGTTGGCAACCACTTGAACAAGCTCTTGACGCTCGTCAAAGTTGACCTTGGCCTGATTGAAGATGTCGCTGTACTCAGCGGCATTCCAGTCTTGCAGGGTGCAAGTAACCTGGCTGAAGGACACATTGAGAGGCGTGACATCGGACTGGGGAACACGCACAGTGGCGACACCCTTGCCGACTTTGGGGAACTTAACAGTAGAACCCTCAACTCCACGACGCTGACGAACCGCACCGACCAACTGGGCTTTCGCCTGATAGGCCTGCTTAACCTCTGCGTCGAAGAGCGTAACGAATGCTGGTGAAAGCGTAGACATCACAGTCTCCTAAAAAGTGAAAAAAGGTTTGTTTGGTTTGTCGCATCGGTTAGCCGGTGATCTGGGCCTACGCTTGCACCTTACGGGTACCACTCGTCTGCATCCACAGCGGTAAGGGTCAGAGATATCTGATTGGCCTTAAGTGGTTTCTAAGGGTTTTATTTCGATAATGCAAGAGGGTTGACTTCTCGCCAATCAGTCATATCCCAGTTGCCTTTTCCATGGTTGCAGTCATGGCAAAGAATCTGAAGGTTGTTGATATCCAGGGCCAGGCTGGGCCAAAGCTTCCTTGGTTTGATATGGTCCACATTCATCACAGCCCCGGTTGCTGGCGTTGCACCGCAACACATACATTTAGCCCCGTACTTCTTGAGGGCCTGCATCCTGACTTTGCGCCACTCAAATGTTCGCAGGAAACTGTCCTTGGCGTTTTGATGGACTGTGACTGGTTTCCTGTATTTCTTTTTTTTTGGTTTGGCGGCAACTACCGGGGCAGGAGCTGGAGGTGGCACCCAACCCCATTCAAGGGCCTTTAATCTAGCTTGCTGTATCTTTTCTTGTTTACGCTGCTTATAAGACTTGGTTGTCATAAGGTTCGCCTTTGGTGAGCAAGACTCAGCCATCCCTCGGGTGACCGAATCTTCCTTAACTATGCTTCGCCTTCGGAGCCGCATAGACCCGCCAGTCATTCGTTGCTAGGGCACTAGCTTCGCCACCCTATTCCGATTCTTCCGCAACTTCCCCCCAGTATCGGTCTTTGGTTTATGCGCTGGCGTTGAGACCCCGTCCACATAACCCGCAGTCGGAGTGCCCAAATAAAAACCCCCTGGTGGAGCTTGGGCTTGACAGGCCAGCACTCGATCCGAGTGAAGTGCATACAAGCCCCACCAGGGGGTTCTGTCTCGGATCAAATGCCGGAGCGTCACTTCCGACAAGCAAATAGTAGAGAAAAAAAACCCAGGGTGCAAGACCCTGGGCTTAACCCTATTTCAAGGGGAGGAGAACTACCATGAAGAAAGCAACCTAATACTAACCGAAGTTCTGCATAAACATCTTCTCAACCTTGGCCCTGTATGCCGGGTCGGTCTGATACTTAGGATCACCCACCATGGCATAAAGTTCATCTTTGCTCGGGGCACCCTCTATCGGCACAGACTCCCTAGGGATGCGTGTGCCCTCATAGGTCTCCCGCAACTTAGACAAGGCCAGGATGCCCTTGGCAGTACCACCCATGACCTTGAACTCCTCAAAGTCATCCTTGCCCCAGACTCCCTTCCTGACCAATCCCCTAGCCCACTCAGTCATCCCATTGATGATTGTGTCTGCATTGGGTCCCAGGGCGGCACGCTCCTCGGCAATGGTGCGCTGCACCTGTGCCTGCTGGTCACCACCCATGGCCACCACATCACCGACAAGCTTGTCGAAGGCGGCCTGGCTAATCCCATACTCCTTGGCCCAGCCCAGGACATGGCTGCGCACTGGGTCATCCTCGGGGATGTCTCCAAAGACTGCCGTGTCATAGCTGCCATTCTCTGGGGGTTTGTGCTTGCCCTGGCTGATCTGCTTGCGCAAATCCATCCAGCTCTTGGCAATCCCCTCTAGGTCTGGTTCCTCGTTCTTCCAGAAGTTCTCTGGCCACCAGTCTGGCCTCTCTAGCGGTCCTTCCTCCTCGGGTGCTACCTTGTGTTCAATGTTGGTGGCGACTGGGTTCTGCTGACCCTCATTTTCATCGGCAATGGTGGCCGAGTCCAATAGGCCAGCATCACTGCTGGGTTGGTTCTCTTGCGTTTCCATTAAAGTTTCCTTGCTTGGGATATCCGTGCTTTGATGTCCCGCACCACAGACCTCTGCCCTTCAGCAAAGAATGCATAGCTTGGGTCAGCACCCGGCACGGCAACGGGTACATCCACATACGCCTGCTCAAGCCACTCCAGCAGCTTGGCACCATCTTCAGCAGTAAACACCCGTAGGACCAACCTATTGAGGTCGTCACGCACCTGTTGGGCATCTCTAAGGTCTTGTCCTACCGGGGCCTCCAGCTCATCCCAGCCCGGCATTAAACAGCCCCCTGCACAACCTGTGCGGCCAACTCAGGGTTCTGCTCGGCAGCCATGGCCATCTGCTGCATCTGCATCATCCGCTCCTCGGGGCTGCGCCTGATCTTCTGCGGTATCCCCAGCCGGTCGGCAATCATGTCCAAGGTGTCACCCACCTTGATTGACATCTGCCCTTCTGGTCCCATCTGCTGGGC